TGACCGCCTTTTTAAATACTCCAAAGACATGAAAGATCCTGCATTTCTTTTTTACTCAAAAGATTTTTATGAAGGGACCCGCACAATGTTGCCGGAAGAAAGGGCATGTTATGTCGATTTGCTAATATATCAACATCAAAACGGTCCCATCCCAAACAATATTCAAAGGATGAAAATGTATTGTTCCGGGATAGATGAAGCGACCCTTATAGCGACCCTTAAAGCGAAGTTTATAGCTACCAATGAAGGGTGGATAAACGAAAGGTTACAAATGACGATTAACGAACGGCAGGAATACACAGATAAACAAAGCATAAATGGGCAGATTGGGCAATTTTACAAGAAGGCAAAGGAAGTTTTAAATAAGGATAATTATTTGAAAATCAGGTCGAAATATAGCGATTTATCAAATGAAGAATTGCTTGAAGAGATCAAAAAATTTGATTTAAAAAACAAAGCGACCCTTAAAGCGAGCCTTGAAGCGAGCCTTGAAGGGTCGCTTAAACACCGCGCGGTTGCAAATGCAATTATAATTAAAGATATTCTTTTAGAATTAAATATAGAAAATAGGTATGCTGAAATTGTGAATTTATGGATTGATTACAAAAAAGGGAAAAGACAATCCTACAAAACAAAAGAATCTACGGTTCAAATGATAAAACACCTGGTGGAAATGTCAGATAACAATTTTGATAACGCTAAAAAAATCATTGAAACATCAATCGCTAATAATTGGGGTGGATTGTTCCCATTAAAGCAACACACAAACGGCAAACGCTACAATGAAATCCTTCCAGGAGATCCGCGCTATGTTTCAAATTTTGATAAAATAACCGAAATAAAACTTTGATATGGAAATCGCTGATTTTTTAAAGAAGTACACGGATGGCGGAATGTTCAAAAGCGACCGCATAAGCTGGAATATACCGGTTGCCGGTGATTTTTTCAAAGAGGCGGAATCTCAACTTGAAATGAAGCACCTTCCAGAATATGATAATGTGATTGATTGGATGAGATCAAACAACGGCCGAGGATTGCTCATAATCGGGAACAACGGAAGGGGGAAAACCATGATAGCAAAAAACATCCTTCCAGTGTTTTTCGATTACGCGTTGGGTAAAATCGTGAGGTGCTATCATGCGACTGAGATAAACGACAACGCAGATTTCATCCTCACCCGCAGAATTGTGGTGTTGGATGATGTAGGCACGGAGGAACAGTTTGTGAAATACGGTGAACGCCGGTGGATATTTCCTGAAATTGTGGACCGGGCCGAGCAAAAGGAAAACATCCTGATCATTACGACAAATTTATCACCGGATGAGATTGAACGAAAATACGGAATCCGAACCAGAGACCGGCTTCGGGCTATTTGTAATCCTGTATTGTTCAAAGGGGAATCATTAAGAAAATAAATTTTAAAATTTCACCACATGAGTTTCAAAGATTCAAAATTAGCACATGACCTTTTAGACGGATTGACGGGTATAGAAATAGGGGGAGCTGCGCACAATCAATTCCATTTGAACACGATTAATGTGGATAGGGGTGGAGATCGGTCAACCTGGGTAGAACACCAAAACAATTTAGCCGGGTCGGTTATGCCCGTGGATGTTGTGGCAAATGGCGATGATTTACCGTTTTCAGATAAAAGCTTTGATTTTGTATTATCCTCCCATGTTTTTGAACATTTCAAAAATCCACTTAAAGCGTTATTTGAATGGGAGCGGGTGGCACGCAGATATATATTCATGATCATCCCGCACGCTCACAGGACGCGTGAAACAACCCCGTTGGCCACAGTGGACGCGATCAATATAGCTTATGATTCGGATATATTGAACGATGAAGACCGGCACCACTACGGATATTTGCCGGAAACGATGAGGGAGATTCTAATATCTTACGGATATGTTTTTGAAATATACGAACCGGATGATAAGGTTGGAAACGGGTTCACGGTTGTAATAAAATTGGATTAACGCGATAAAAGCGATTTTAAGCCATTTTGATGCTTAACTGATACTTTATATCACTAACTCAAGAAAGTGGCAAAAATGAAGGCTCACTCACGAAATAAAGGGTAAATTTGATTCAACTTTGATAAATGCAATTTAACATGGATATTTTCCCTGAATTAGTAAAAAGAGAAACCGGCTTCACGATAACCCCTGAATACCGGTTTGATGATAAGCGGCGTTGGCGGATTGATTACGCGATTGTAGAGAAGAAGATTGCAATAGAGGTTGAGGGAGGCGCATACACCAACGGCAGGCACACGCGGCCAATGGGGTTCATCGGTGACATGGAGAAGTACAATGCCCTGACGGTGCAGGGATGGCGTTTGATCCGGGTACAACCCAAGGACCTTGTTACGGTAAAGACGTTGAACATGATTAAATCCACGATCAATGCCAAATAAACCGGGATCAAGAGTAAGGACCTACGCATGGCAGTCAGCACCACGGCCCAAAGGTCAGGAGGCGAGGGGAAGGCTCCGGGAGTATTACAAGACGGCAAGATGGACAAGAGAGTCTTCCGCCTTCCGCCGTGATCATCCGTTATGTGAAGAGTGTAAACGGAGCGGAATCATTACTCCCTCACAGGTGACTGACCACATCCTCCCTCCGCCGATTGTTGACTTCTGGGATAGGTCGAACTGGCAGGCGCTATGTAAGGCGTGCAACAATGCGAAGGGTAATAAAGATAAACAACTCTTAAACAAAACAAAATAATAATCAGTCAGATACGGATAGGGGGTGATAATCTCTTTTTGAAAACGGACCGAGACCGCACCTCCAGAAACCTAATTCGCGTGCGAAATTGGACTAAAATGTATAGATAAGTGCATATGATCAGATTATCAGAGTTAAAATTGAACGAAGCGAATCCGCGCGTCATCAAGGATGACAAGTTCAAAAAGTTGGTTGAATCAATCAAATCATTCCCGCAGATGATGGAGTTACGGCCGATTGTCGTGGATGAATCGAACGTGATACAGGGCGGCAATATGCGTTACCGGGCGTTGGTTGAATTGGGTTACAAAGAAGTACAGGAGGCATGGGTTAAGCAGGGGAAGGATTTAACTCCGGAACAATGGCGGGAGTTCGTTATCAAGGATAACGTCGGGTTTGGTGAATGGGATTTTGATATGTTGGCAAATGATTGGGATGCGGAGGAATTGCAGGAGTGGGGTTTGGATATTCCGGGATTTGAAACACCCGAAGTATTGGAAGCCGAAGAAGATGATTTTGACGTTCCCGAAGGTGGAATTGAAACGGATATTGTTTTGGGTGATTTGTTTGAGATTGGCGAACACAGGTTATTGTGTGGGGATAGTACCGACAGCGACAGTGTGGCTAAACTTATGAATGGAGAAAAGGCAGATATGGTATTTACTGACCCGCCTTATGGAATGCATTTAGATGTATCAAATAGTAATAATTTAGGTGGAAAAGATGGATGGAAAAATAAAGCAAAAAATTATACTCCCGTTATAGGGGATGGCGATGATTTTAAAGAAGAATTAATTAATACAATTTTTGCTTGTTTTAATGATGTAAAAGAAATGTTTATTTGGGGAGCAGATTATTTTGCTGAATTATTACCTAATAAAAATAATGGAAGTTGGTTAGTATGGGATAAAAGGTTTGGAGTAGAAGAAATGAAATTAACATTTTCTGAATTTGAATTATGTTGGAGTAGAGAAAAACATTTAAGAGAAATAGTAAGAATAACTTGGAACGGAATTTTAGGAACTGAACAAGAGTTTGACCATAAAAGACATCATCCAACTCAAAAACCAACTAAACTATCAAGATGGTTTATTGAAAAGTATTCAAGCGAAAATAATTTAATTGCAGATATATATCTTGGTAGTGGCTCAACAATGCTTTCTTGTCATCAAACAAAACGCAGATGCTACGGGATGGAGATAGACCCGAAATATTGCCAGGTTATCATTGATCGGATGCTGAAACTTGACCCGACAATCAAAATAAAGAGAAACGGAGAAGATTATGAGAGGACGGAAGCCAACATCGGATAAACAGAAGCAATTGCGCGGCACGGATCAGCCGGTTAGGATGCGCGGGGAAATGGCGATTGATAAAATACAAACGATGCCGCCGCCGCCGGAATGGTTCAACGATCACAGCCGAAATATGTATCATACATTGGCCGGAACATTGGCGCGGTTGGGATTAATGACGGAGATTGATTTCCCGGCGTTCGTGGCCATGTGCGAAGAATACGGAACGTATTATGAATTGACCATCGAATTGAAAACCGTACCGATGCGGGCAAAGATGGCGAAGGATGCCGAACGGGTTTACAGGCGGATGAAAACGGCACGAAATGAGGCATGGGAAAAGTTTTACAAATTGTCATCCGATTTTGGATTAACACCGGTGGCACGTTTGCGGTTCATGGTCAAAGATGAAAAGCGAGATGAGTTGACAGAGTTAATGGAAATGGATTAGGTGAAGGTTGAAGATACATATCGTTTGGTTGACCGGTACATCAAAAACGTATTGAACGGGAAACGGCAGGCAGGGGAGTTAGAAATCCTTGCCGTTAAACGTCACGTTTCGGATATAAAGAATATCGGAAAATCGGGATATGTGTTTGACCAAAAGGCGGTACGGCGGGCGTTCATGTTTTTCAATCTATTAAAACACAGCAAAGGGGAATTTGCTGGTAATCCATTTGATTTAGCAGATTGGCAGGCGTTCATCGTGTATTGTTTATTTGGTTGGAAACGCGAAGATGGTACGCGGCGATTCCGTTACGCGTATGTGGAGGTGGCCAGGAAAAACGGGAAAACAAGTTTCGCCGCCGCCATTGCCCTTTACATGATGACAATGGACAAAGAGGAAGGGGCCGAGGTTTATATGGCGGCCACAACACGGGGGCAGGCTCGGATATGTTGGACCGAGGCAAAGAACATGGTCGGGAAATCCCCGGCATTGTCGAACCATATACAGCGGTTTAGTCATGCCCTGACGATGGAATCCACCCTGTCGAAGATGGAACCTTTGAGCCGGGACAGCGACAAATTAGACGGCCTTAACCCATCGTTTGCCGTGATTGATGAGTTCCACGCGCATAAAACTGATATGCTTTACAACGTCTTAAAGTCTGCGACCGGGGCGCGGCGACAGCCTATGATCTTTACGATTACGACTGCTGGGTTTGACAAAACATCGCCCTGTTTTCTGATGCGAAGGACTTATATCGACGTGCTTCTGGGGATCAAAAAGCAAGAAAATACGTTTGTGATGATCTATTCCGCCGACGAGGGGGACGATTGGAAGGATCCGAAAACATGGGCTAAGTCCAATCCAAACATGGGCATAAGCATATCTGCCGAATATCTGGAAGAGGAATTTAAGTCTGCACTCAATCGGGGCGGGTCGGAAGAGGTAAATTTCAAAACGAAGAACCTGAATCAATGGGTGGACGCGCCGACCGTCTGGATTCAAGACGAGAAGGTAAGAAAGTGTAGCAACGGGACCACAGACGCCGATCTGGTTGGACAAACATGTTATGCCGGGTTGGACCTTGCAAGTCATGTTGATATAAACGCGCTAGCCCTGTATTTTCCGGAGTTAAAGGCGATTAAACTGTACTATTGGATTCCAGAGGCGAAGATGGAGGAAAATGCCGACCGAGTGGATTATAAAACATGGGCTGCGGAAGGCAGGATCTTCGTGACGGAGGGGAATGTTATCGACATAGACGCGCAGGTGGAGAAGATCACCGAGATTGTAAGGGGTGTGAACTGTCGAAATATTGCCTTTGACCCGGCAAAAGCATACCACGGGACGGTGCAGGGGCTTCAGAAGGCGGGATTGAATAACCTTTTGGATGAGTTCAACCAGTCGATTAAGACCATGAGCGAGCCGACGCGGGAACTTCAGCGGCTTGTGGAGAGTGCGGAGGTCGATCTGATGGATGACCCTGTACTCCGGTGGATGTTCCGCAACGCGGTAGCTGTGACGGATGCAAACGACAATATCAAACTGCACAAGGCGAAATCAATGAACAAAATAGACGGTTTGACAGCGATTATCAACGCCATCGGCGGATATATGAGCGGGGCGAAGCCGGAGCCATACAAAGATTCAGATTTGAAAATCCTTAATTTTTAACAAATATGAGAATTTTAGCATTAACCATCACGAAAGACGACACTACATCATGGTACAGGGCCGCCGGTGTATTCCGGGACCTGATGCGTAAAATGCCGGGCCTGACCATCGACACCCACGACATAAGCAAGATCGGAAACCTCACGTGGTCTACGCTTACGCAGTACGACATCGTATTCCAGCAGAGGCCATATGCCTCGCTTCCGTTGACCAGATTTCTGAAAGACCTGCACATTCCGGTTTGGATCGACTACGACGATAATTTGTTTGAGATTCCGCAGGCTAATAACCGGGCTTTTGACACGTTTTCCGACGAGAAGGTGCATCAGAACCTCGCAGAGATAGCCAAACTTGCCGACGTGATCACGGTGTCCACCGCGGCCTTAAAAACGCTATATGGCCCGCTTAACAAAAATGTCCGGGTTGTACCCAATGCCCTGCCATTTGATTTTATCGGTGAACCAGCGCAGGGCACTACGCAGAAAACGGTTTTGTGGCGTGGTGGGGACTCTCACCGTATGGATCTGAGGGTTCACGAAATCCAGATACTTCAGGCGCAGGACAAATACAAAGATTGGAACTTTGTCTATGCCGGGTACAACCCATGGGAGTTTTATCTGCCCAATAAAAAATACCGGAAGCCGGAAGATCCGGTTTTGTATTTCAAATGGCTGAAGGAATACCGCCCGCGGGTGATGCAGGTCCCCCTATATAACGACTTTTTCAATCATTGCAAGAGCAACATAGCGGCTTTAGAGGGGACATTCTCCGGGGCGGTTTGCCTTGTGCCGGATTGGGAAGAATGGAATGTTATACCGGGGACGATCAAATATAAGGATCCGCAGGACTACGGCGAGAAATTGGACTTCCTGCTCCGGGAGCAGATCAGCTACAACAAATACCGTAATCAGGCGCTCGACTATATCCGGGAATACTACGACCTGAAGCACGTCAACAGGCTCCGGGTCGATGTTGTGAACGAACTGATGGAGAATGCCTGATGGTTCCGCCGCGAATTATCCAGATGACGACAAAGCAGGGATTCATTTCCCTGTTTTGGTCCACCCTGGCGGATATGCGGATCAGGGACCCCGGAATTACCCATGAACAGGTATATGAGATGCTTGAGTCTGAATATCAGCGGGAGTTCGGACAACGGAGGTACGCGAGTTTTAGGAGTTTCAGAGATAATCGGGACAGGTAAAGTAAAGTTATTTTCGACTTTTGCATAAAAGTTTGTTATTAACAAATTGACAGGCGTCAAAATAATCTTTACCTTTGCGATAATTGGTCCAATATATCGCAATGAGGTTACCCGCTTTCATTGAAAAACGCCTGATAGATTACGCGAAAACGCGCGGATTGCTGGTAATGCCTGCTTCTTCGTACATTCCGCGCAATGGTGGCATGACCGCTGCCGGGCAAATGGTTGACCACGACACGGCCCTTACGTTTACCGGCGCCTTTGCCGCTATTTCCATCAAAGCCGAAAATCTGGCCTCCCTTCCAAAAGCCGTATATGAGCGCACCTCCACGGGAAAGAAAGAATTGACCAGGCACCCCGTTTATTCCCTTATTCACCACCGGCCAAACTCCTACATGACCGATTTCGTGTTTTGGGAGTACATGGAATCCTGTGTCGCCGGGTGGGGCAACGCCTACGCCGTCATCGAATGGGCAGGTAATGGCTTCCCAAAGGCCCTGCACCCGGTTCATCCCGGTTCCGTAATGGTGATGACCCGCGGGTATGACGTCGTTTACAAAGTGACGGAAGGGAAAACCGCAGGGACTTACCTCGCAGACGACATCCTCCACGTCAAGTTATTCTCAAAAGACGGGATTGTAGGCATTGACCCCGTGACATACCACGCCCAAAGTATCGGTATCGGACTGGCCGGTCAGCAATTCGCCGCTGAATATTTCAATAAAAAGGGGGCATTAAGGGGGGTTATCGAAACTGACGGGGAACTCTCCGACGCCAGCTATTTAAGGGTGGCCAAACGGATAGCGGAAGCCGGGGACCACGGGACTCCTATTCTCGAACACGGACTAAAGTACAAAACCATCGGCATCAGCCCCGACGCGGCGCAGGCTATACAAACCCGATTATTTTCTATACAGGACGCATCCCGGATTTGGAAAGTCCCTGTTTCCCTTTTGGCCGAACATACGCACTCGACATTCACCAACACGGAACAGCAGGACATTCAGTTCGTTAAATACGGACTTCGCCCGGAGTGCAAACGCTTTGAAACCGAGATTGAGCGCAAGCTATTCCCTGAAGGTGAAGCGGAGCGCATTGATGTAAAATTCGACCTGAAAGGGCTGCTCCGGGGTGACTTGGCCGCGCAGTCAGACTGGTATCACAAGGCTGTTCTCGATGGATGGATGTCCCGCAACGAGGTCCGCGAACTCGAAAACCTGAATCCCGTGGACGGCCTCGATGAATATCTGGTCCCCTCAAATATGACCCTCCCCGAACTACTTGGAAATCTTAACACGCCAAAAAATGGAAAATAGGAAATACATAACCGGAGAGATCCGCGCCTTTGACCGCAAAACTGCCGAAGAAACGCGGACCGTGGAATTTGTGATCAGCGACGAAACCCGCGACCGGCACGGAACTGTCATCCCAATATCGGCATGGAACCTGGACAATTTCAATCGCAACGGGATTGTTGGTTACCAACACGACGTTTACGGGTCCTTCGATCCAGACCCCGATAAAGTTCTGGGGCCGGGTGAAGCATTTGCCGAAGACGGGAAGCTGATCGGGCGCGTGACGTTTGAGCCGAAAGATATTAACCCGCTTGCAGAAAAAATCTTTCGCAAAGTCCTAAACGGGACACTGAAAGCCACATCGGTAGGTTTCCGCGAAACGGCCCCCGGCAAATGGGGTGAAGGCGAACAGGCGGTCAATGGGAAGAATCCTACTTACTATTTCAGTGCCGTGGAACTGATGGAATTTTCAATCGTGAACATCCCCTCAAACCCTAACGCCCTGCGCCGGACCATCGAAGAGGAAACCACCGCGCGGCAGGATAAAGAAGAGATTCAGCGCCTCGGCGGGCAGATCATCGCCCAGCAGGCGGAGATTGAAACGCTTAAATCGAAGCTGGAGTTTACAGAGAAAGCAATGAAATATTATCAAAAAAGCCGGAGAGGCTAATTATTAACAATTAAACAAAAGTTCAGAAAATGAAAAAGTCCGAAGAATTGAAACAGAAGCGGACGGCCCTTGAGGCGAAGATGGCAGAACTGACCTCGAAGGCTGAACGCACCGCGGAGGACAACTCCGCGTTTGACCAAATGGCGCGCGATATTGACGCGCTGGATCTCGACATCGCCCGTGAAGAGCGCATCGAAAAGATGGCGATCCGGCACGTGATCGAAGCCCCGAGCATCATCACCGAGAAAAAGACCTTTAAGGATTACAGTTTCCGGAAGGCCATTTTTGAAACTGCCTACCGGGGCGGCCTGACCGGCCTTGAAAAGGAAATGCACGAAGAAGCCGTTCGTCAGAACGAAGGAGTGCAGGGGATCGGGGTTCCCGATTTCGTGATCAACTCCCGCGCCGACCTGGCCGCTGCGAGTTCCGACCTTGTGGCTACCGACACGAAAGATTTCATTGACTCGCTGAAGGCCCGTTTGGTGGTCGTGCAGGCTGGTGCCCGCGTGATGAC